TTTTATGACTAATAGAGCAATTTCAATTTTTAATCAATTAAGACCACTATCAGTAGGATTTGATGATGTGTTCAATCATTTTGAACATATGTTAGATACAGATTTTACAAGTGTTCCTAACTATCCACCTTACAATATCATTAAGACAGGTAAGTATACCTATGATATTCAGGTTGCCCTTGCTGGCTATGGTAAGAAGGACATAGATGTGTCTTTTGAGAATAGTGTCCTAACCGTGAAGTCTGTAAAAGACAAAGATACAAAAGAGGTTGAGGACAATGATGGTGTACTTCATAAAGGTATTGCCAAAAGAATGTTTACTAAATCTTTTACAATCGCTGATGATGTTGAAATCAAAGGTGC